TTGGTGGACGGCGCCGCCTTGGCTGCCTGTTCGCCGCCTAGCCCGCCCGCCAGGTCGCGCACGTCGCCGCCTGGGTTGCCGCCGACGCGTTCCTGGCACCAGCGCCGTGCTGCGGCCATGTCGCCGTCGAAGCGTGTCGTGGCGAGGTAGAAGAACTTGGTGTAGGTGGCGTCGGCTTGGAGGCTGGGCACCGATGACGTGAACACCTTGAGCACGTCGCTGCCCTTGTAGCCGACCGTCGCCGAGGGGCCTTCGCGTGCGTCTTTGCCGGGGCGCACCCAGCGGTCTTCGCCGTCGGGGCCGGGGCGCAGCTTCGACCACCCGTCGGCGCCGAGCAGTTCGTCCCAGGTGGTGGTGGCCGCCCAGCGGTCGCCTGGTCGGTCGGTGCCGGTCGGTGCCGGCGTGCGGGCCTCGGGTTCGGCTTCGGCTGCGCGCAGCAGGCCGAGCAGCCAGTCGGGTGCGGGTGCGAGGTGGTCGGGCGCCGAGGCCTCGAGGGCGTAGGGCTGCCCGTTGGGGTGCACGGTGGGCGGGGCGAGCACCTGACCACCTTCGCCGCGCACGTCGATGCCGGGGCCGAGCACGCCTGACGCGCTGTTGCGGATCTCCTGGTCGGCGGGCCAGGCGAAGTAGAGGTGCCTGCCACCTGAGCCGGTGATGACCTCATGGGTGGCGGGCAGCGCCTCGTAGGCGGCTTCGAGCTCGGCGAGCGTGTCGTCGCCTGCCTTGTCCCCTGCCACGTCGATGTCGAGCACCCAAAGGCCTGACGTGGCGCCGGTGACGACGCCGACGCCGTGGTCTGGTGCTGCGCTCCACCAGTGGCGGATGCGTGCTGCGTCGGTGGTGCCTTCTCGCTGCCAGGCGGCGATGCCGGGGTGCTTGCGACCAGGCGGGATGGGGATGACCCTCCAGCCGCGTGCTGCGTAGGCGAGCGCTGCGTCGAGGTTGGTGGTTGCGTCGTCGTGGTGGGGCATGGGCGCTGCGGTCACAGGTCCTCGGAACGGGCTGCGATGGCGTAGGGGTCGGTCAGGGTGGGGTCGATCACGTCAACCACGTCGAACCCTTCGAGGCGGGCAACCGTCCGTGACATCGCCCCGCCCTCCCCGCAGGATGGGCAGCGGGAAGGGAACCAACCGTCTCCGAAGAGGGTCCTCTCGTAGCGCATCTGGCCGTCGTGCCCGGTCCACCCGCACGAGCACTTGCGGTGCTGGTACTTCTTGCAGGTCGGTTCGCCATCGGTGTGGAGTACGTCGGGGAGTTGCGCCTTCACGCCGACCAGCGCTGCAGTGAGAACAGGCCTGACGCCAGTCCAGCAGTCAGCACAGCAGCCGATCCGGGCAGAGCCAGCGATCCGCACGAACGAGGTGTCGAGGTCGATGCCACGGAACTTGATCCGGCGGGAGAGGTTCTTCTCGCCCTTGCGGTAGCCGGACTTGTAGCGGGCGTACTCGGCGGTCTTGCCGCAGACGTCGCAGCGGGTCATGTCGTTGAGGTGGGTGAACCCGAGCGCGCCTTGCTCGGTCGCCCATGAAAGGGCGTCGGCGACCAGGTTCGTGATGCCGACCGGTACGTCGGGCGAGCGCAGGGCCAGGCGGGCCTTGGCGGCGTCGACCTTGGCCTGTTCCTTGTCGGACACCTTGCCGTCAAGGAACACCGCTTCGTCGTCGGTGAGGAAATAGGCGGTCATGGGCTTCGTGCTCTCTCGTCGGGCGATGGTCGTGGTCTCGTGCCCGCTGCCCCACGACAGGGCAGGCGCCGGCGGTCCGGCTCGGGCGTTGGCGTGTGCGGCTCAGTCGTCCCAGGCGGCCGACAGGTCGACGCCGGCGACGGGCGGCGCGTAGGTGGCGCCGTACTCCTTCGGGGCGTTGAACGCGGGGTTCGTCTTGGCCCCGTCGCCCGTGTAGACGAGGCCGAACGTGCCGCCGACGAGCAGCTGGGTCGCCCCGGCGGCCTTCACGGCATCGGCAGCAGCCTTCTCGGTGCTGGCACGCTTCTTGCCGCCCTTGAGGTACACGGTGCGCAGGCCGTCGTCGTCGGGCAGCTCGGGGTCGCGGAGGTCGGTCTGGAGGGTCACGACGACCTGCCAGACCGGGTCGCCGTTGTCCCAGAACTTCGGCTTGCCGGTGCCGGGGTCGGTGGCCTGTGCCGTGCGCACGTCGACGATCTCGCCGCGCACCTTGTCGCCTGGCGTGTCGAACGGGAAGGCCTTGGAGCCGCCACCCATCAGGAGGGCGTTGGCGTCGGGAGGGGTCATGGTCATGGTTGCTTGTTCCTTGTTTGCTTGTTGGGTGGGTTCATGCCGCGGGGAGTGCGGCGGCGAGGCGGGCCATCTGGCTCGTCTCGGGTTCGCGTGAGGCGGCGAACGCCTCGGCGATCTGGGCCAGGCGCTGGGCCTGGGTGGTGGTGAGCGCGCCGAGCACGGCGCCGGTGCGCCAGCCCGGCTGCAGTTCCTCGTCGAGTGCGAGATGCAGGGCGAGTCGGGTGGTCGTGTCGACGCTGGCGGGGTCGTCGGCTTCCCACAGGTGCGTGAGACAGGCGAGCACGGCGGCGGAGATGGCGACGACCCTGGCGGTGCGCAGGTGCGCTTGCGTGGTCCCGAAGTTCCAGGGGCGCCCGCCGGTCTTGCCGTCGCGCGCCCAGGTCCCGGCTTGCGCCTTCTGCTCGGGGCCGAGCGTGGCGATCTGGGCGGCGAGGAGCTCGAGTTCCCCAGCAGCAGGCATGGTGCCGTCTTCGCCCACGTCCCAGCTACGCGGCCCGACGGGGGCGGGCGGGGCGCCGTGGGTCTCGGGTGCGGGCTTGGGCGGCAGCGTGGATGCGGGCGGGAACGGCGTCTCGTCGCCTGCTGCTGCGTGCAGGGGTGCGAGCACGTCTTCGATGGCGCGTGCCTGCGTGTCGGTCCACGGCGGCTTGGGCGGCACGTCGGCGGGCCAGCGGCGCGAGATGACGGGGCGCAGCTCGGGGTGGTCCTTGCCGAGTTGGCGCAGGCACCCGTACACGTAGTCCGACAGCTCGGTCACCTGGCCGCTGGCAGCAGGGGCCTCGGGTGCAGGCTCGGCGGGTGCTGGCTCGGGTGCGACAGGCACGGTGAACAGGGTGTTGAGCGTCTTGGTTGACCGGGCGGCGCGTACTTGGGCGGCGAGGGCGGCGAGCGGCCAGGCGGCGGCGATGTCGACTTCGACGATGCTGGCCGTGCCGGTCCCGGCGGGCATGTGGACGATCAGCGCCGTATCGGTGTCGATGGCAGGCGCAAGCTCCCAGGCGTCGTCGTCGGTCCATAGGTGGCTGGCGTGGGCGTAGCAGGCGAGCTGCACGGCGTAGCTGAGCCGCTGGGGGTTGCCGCCCGTCTTGTAGTCGACGATGCGCAGCGTGTCGCCCCATGGCCCCGCAGCGAAGAGGTCGAGGGTGCCGATCAGTTCGTAGTCGGGCATGTAGGCGACTCGTTCGCAGCCTGCGGGCCGAATGCCTGCCGCCGACATGGCTTCCTGCGCTGCCATCACGTCGAGGTCCCAGGGCGCGGGCGGGAGGTGGCCGGTGCCTTCGACGGCGTGCTCCATGGCGAGGTGCAGGGCGGAGCCGACCGCAGCGGCGAGCTTCTCGCCCCCGAGGTGCAGGGCGGCGGCGATGTGGCGGGAGAGCTGCGCCTTGTCGTCGCCTGCGGCCCGCACCGCGTCGACGAGGTTGTCGGTGGAGCACAGGCCAGCGGCGAGGAGGCGGTGGCGCCACACGGTCAGCCCGGCTTCGTCTTCGAGCGCCTTGGCGAACGTGGTCACGCGCGTGTGGCCTTTGGCTTTCTTGGAGCCGGGCGGCACGGCGCGGTACTGGCCTTTGCCGTCTTTGGGCACGGTGGCCCGCTGGATCGGGTGGGCGTCGGCCCAGGCGAGCAGGGCGGCCTGGTGCTCGTTGGCGGCTGGCTGGCTGGCCGGCTCGTCCATGAGCACGTCGTCGGGGCTTGGGGGCGTCAGGTTGGGCATGGTGCGGTCCGTTCGGCGGCGAGGGTGGCGCTGGCGCAGGCGTGCGAGCAGTGGTCGTGGCCTGCTGCACGCCAGGTGGTCCAGGTGTGGCGGTAGAGCGGCACGAGCTTCTTGCCGCAGTGGTGGCAGGTGGCGGTCACGAGGCGCGCTGTCCGCTGGCTGCGTCCCTGGCGATGCGGGTGGCGCGTCCGTAGGCGGTGTGTGCGTCGATGCACGGTTGGCAGGGCGGGTGGCCGATGCGGCGGTGCGCCCGGTATCCGGCGACGGTGCCGTGGTCGACGGCCTTGCGGGTGCCGAGGTCGACGGGTGGGAGCATGGCGGCGCGCTCGGCTGGTGTCTTGCCGCCGAGCATGGCGGGGTCGTCGTCGAGGGTGAGTGCGTGTTGTAGGCAGGCGTCGGCGACGGGGCAGGCGGCGCAGGTGTTGCGTGCGAGGCGTAGGTAGTTGCCGCCGTGGGGCTGGAACAGGTCGGGGTCCATGCCGCGGCAGGCGGCGTGGTTGCGCCAGTCGTCGGGCATGGGGCGCGGGTGTTCGCTGCCGAGCATCATGCGGCACCGCCGTCACCGAACAGCGTCCCCTCGCGTGCGTGGTTCTCTGCGGTGCGTAGGTTGGCGACGGCCGTAGTCCAGTACGACGGTTTGAGTTCGCACCCGACGAACGACCGGCCCATGCGGACCGAAACGACCCCTTCCGATCCGATGCCGCCAAACGGGGATAGGACCGTTTCGCCGCGGTTCGACCACAGGCGGATGACCCGTTCGATCAGGTCGAGTTGCAGCGGGCAGATGTGCCGTTCGTCGGCCGATTCCTTCGCAACGGCGGTGTTGAGCGTGTTGGTTTCGCGCACGTCGAACCAGCACGAAGCGAACGGGCCAGCGTCGATGGCATCGAACGGGCCTTCGTCGGTGGTCCAGATCGGTGCGGCCCAATCGGTCCACTCGGGTCGGGTGCACTCCGGGTCTACGGGTACTTCGTTGTCGCCAGGATTGCGGAAGATCAACAGGTAGTCACCGAGCGCCGGGCGTGACGCTGCGCTATCCCGTTCGAGTTGCGAGAACGACAGCACCGCAACCTTCTTGACGATCTGCTGCGCTTGGGGGTTCTTCCAGATCGTTACCTCGCCGTAGAACGTGTACCCGGCATCCTGGTGAGCTCGGATCAGATCACCGCGGAAGTCGTTGAGTCCGACCTTGCCGTCACGCCATTTCTGCGTGGCGATCTGCTGGCAGTGCACCGCGACGATCCGGCCGGGTTTCGCGATGCGCAGCACTTCGTCGAGGATGAACCTGTAGTGCTGCGCGAACTCGTCCATGCTCCGCGAGTTGCCGAGGTCGCGTTCGGACGGGCTGTACGTGTAGAGGCTGGCGAACGGCGGCGAGTAGAGAACGAGGTCGGCGGAGTTGTCGGGCAGCTCAGCGAGTCGTTCGCACGAGTCACCGAGCATCATCCGCCACCCTTCCCCGGTCTGTTCGTCAGTGACGTACGGCTGGACACTCACACTGGCTCCTTACGGTTGGCTTGAATGGACCGAACGAGTCGGTCGGTCATGTCGGATGCGTTGCGCTCTTTGGCGCGGACGTTGGCGACCACTTCGGCTTCAAGGTCCGAAACGACAACATGCACGTCAACGGGTTTGGTTTGGCCGAACCGCCACGACCGCCTAATGGCTTGGTAGTAGGCCTCGTACGAGTCCCCCAGCCCCACGAATACCTGGTCTGCGGCGTGCTGAAGGTTGAGCCCGAACCCGGCGATGGACGGCTTCGACACGAGCACCCGTGCTTCGCCGGTCATGAACGCTTCGATCATCTCGACCTTGGCGTCAGGCGGAAGGGCGCCGTGGAGGTTCACGGCGCCAGGGACGGCGGCGGCAACCTGGTCGGCTTCGTCGTTGAGTCCGCACCAGGCGATTGCGGGCCGGTCGTGGGTTAGTAGGTCTGCGGCCAGTCCGACCCGTTCGGCCATCGTGGCCTTGCGGGCCTTCGCCCGACCGCCGACACCGCCGAGCGACGTGGCGAACAACTGCCCCTCTGGTGCCGCGTTGACTTCGACGGTATGTCCGTGGATGCGCAAAGGCGGCAACTGATACCCGAGGTCGTCATCGGTGCAGCCGGTCACGTCAGACGGGCGGCGGGCAGCGACAGCCCAACCGGCCATCCACCGGTACATGGCATCCGCGGCGTGACCTTTGAGCCGCCACCCGTCGTCGTCGTGAACGAAGAACGCGGCGAGCATCTCGACTCGCGTCATCGCCCCGATGAACTCGGCGTGGTTCGCTAGTTCGGTGTGGTCGTTCGGTGCGGGGGTGGCAGTGCATGCGAGCCGGTAGGGCACTTTGCCCCATCGGTCGGTGAGCGCCATGCGTGTCCGGCCCTCGTGGTTCTTGAGGATCGACGACTCGTCGAGCACCACGGCAGCGAAATTGGCAGGCTCGAAAGCGTGCTGCATTTCGTAGTTCGTGATGTAGATGCCCGGTCCGGTCACCTGGTCGGATGATCGGATGACCTTGGCGTCGATGCCGAGGGCTTCGGCTTCGCGTCGGGTCTGTGACGCAATCGACAGCGGGCACACAACGAGCGCACGGCCGTTGCCGCGCATCCCATCCGCCCAAGCGAGTTGGATGCGCGTCTTGCCTAGCCCGGTGTCGAGGAATGCGGCGGCGCGTCCGACCCTCCCGGCCCAGCGGACCACTTCGGCCTGGTGGTGGAACAGCGACGGGTCAAGGTCGGTCAGGTCGCGCCCGACGTCAGCAACGTCCACGGCTTTCGATGCGAGGAAGTTGGCGTAGCTCATGCGGCTGGCTCCTGGTCGAAGAGGGCGGGTTGCGTTTCGTCGTGCGGGGTCGGGTCGGGTTGGCCGAGCACGCCACGGCACAACGCTTCGAGCTCGGACACGCGGACACGGATGGTCGGGTCGTCGTACTCGGACACCCAGCCCTGCACGGCGGCACGCTTGCGGTCGGCGCGTGCGAACTGCGGGCAGGCTTCGGCGGCGCTGGTCCAGTAGGTGCGGGCCTCGGCGCACCGTTCGAGGATGCGGGCGGCGACTTCGGTTCGGGTAGTCATGGCCGCACCTGGGCAGCATCGAGGGGGATGCGTGCGGCGAGGGCGCCGGGGGGTGCGGTGGAGGCGAGGCAGCGTCCGCACCAGTTGCAGGCGAGTTCGACGACGGCGGTGACGGTCACGGCTCGCACCCGTCGTGGCCTGCGATCAGGTAGTCGTCGATGCGTGCTTGGCGCTGGTGGGCTTCGAGGGCTTGGCGTGCCGTCGCCTTGTCGGCGCACAGCGGGGTCCGGTAGTTGCAGCCGCACACGTAGCACCACTGTTCGGAGCCGAAGCTGACCGGGATGGCGTGCCGGTCGCAGGTGGGCACGTCGAAGCTCATCGGGTCTGCTCCTGGCCGTGCTTCGCTACCAACGCTGCCTCGGCACGGCCGTCGTCCTTGGCCCTGGCGAAGCGTCCGGCGTCACCGGGCCACAGTTCGACGGCACGCTGGCGGGACAGGTTCTTGTCCTTGGTGCATCGCTGCGCCTTCTTCCACACGCCGGGCGTCACCTCGTGCACCGGGATGCCGAGGGCACCGAGGGCACCGAGTACGGCGCCGTAGTCGCGGTGGAACTTGGCGGTGGACGACGACGACTGGCCGGGCATCCCGGTCTGGTATTCGACCCAGGCGACGGCGATGCGGTGTGGCTGGTGGTCTTCGAGGTGGGAGCGCACGAGGGCTCCGAGCGCGGCGCCGGTTGCGTCGGGCATGTCGATGAGGTCGTGGATGGTGCCGTCGGGGCGTAGGAGGGCGAGTGCGCCGGTCTTGCCGGGGTCGACGCCGAGGGTGAGCTTGTAGGCGGTGGTCATTCGCAGTCCTCATGAATCGTGCGGCCATCGGTGAGGCGGGCGCAGGCTTGACCGACGTAGATCGGCAGATGGCAGGACGGGCAGTTGCCTGCGAACTTGGCTCGGAACCGGAACTCGACGGCGGGCGGCTCGTAGGTGATCGGTGCGTCCTTGCCTGCGTTACGGCGGCAGGGCGGGCAAATGGCCGGGTCGTCGCCGTGAGGGCATCCGTCGGGGTCGTGGTGCAGTCCGTCGGCGCTCATGTCGGGATGCCTCCGTGGTCCATGACCAACGCGGCGAGCGCCAGCTCCTGCCATGCCCGACCTCGAGCCTCAGGGTCGATGCCGCGGGCAAGGTCCAGTTCTCGGGCGACGTCGAGGATCAGCTCAAGCAGCGACGGGAATTCGCCCTCGTCGATCTCCTTGCGGTCCCCTGACGGCAGCAGGGCGGCGAGCATGGCGTAGTCGACGAGGTATCGCTCTGGTGGTGGTCCGTCGTCTCGGTCCCACCAGTCGGGGAAGATGTGCGAGACCATCGCAGAGCGAGCGGCTTCGGAGGCGTACCACTCGTCTCGGGGGATTTCCTCCCAGTCGCTGTCGGCGTTGCCGATCACCGAGGTCATCCACGACGTGTGGATCACGTAGTCGTCTGCGTACATGCGGCGGTAGCCGTGCTCGCCTCGGCCTTGGGCGAACACGACGACCCCGCGCTCGGCGGGTCGGTTGCCGTCGATCTCGGGGCGGCGGACGACCATGCCAACTCGCAGGCGATTCACGTCGGCGCTCATGCTTTGGTGCTCCCAGAATCGGGCTTGGTTTGGATTCCGACCGTGAACATGGCGAGCCTCAGGCCGCGACCGTTGGCCCACTCGTCGAGGGCGTCCACAGCGGAGCCGGGTGAGGCGAACGAGCCAGCGACAGGCCAGCCCGGTCCGGGGTGATCGACCACCACGCACCAGCGGTCGGCGTGGTCGGGGTCGATGACGATCTGTGCTTCGAAGTTCACGGCTCGGTGCTCCCAGAAGCAGAACGGGCAGCGGCGACCAAGGCCTCAGCGAACTTGCGGGCGATGGTGGCCTGACGGCGCAACTCGTCCCGGCTGGACTCGTCGCTGCACTCGTCGGCGGCCTCGTCTTGTCCGCTCGCCCACTCGGTCAGCGCGGTCTCGATGACCCACGCGGCATCCGGCTCGGCGGGCATCCGTAGTACGTCAGGAGCAGACGAAGCGGGGGCGATGGTCTGTCGGCCGACCATGCCGAGGCGCAGGACGTGGAACAGATGGTCAGGGGATGCGTGGTTCGTTCGTGCCCTGCCCCAGCGGTCGGCGTGGTCGGGGTCGACGTACCAGACGGCGCACAGGTCCGGGTCTGGCTCCCCAACCGCAGCAACCTCCCACCACGACACGGCGAGCGGGATGTCGCCCTGGACGGCGTAGAGGTCGCCGGGGGCGAGGCTGTCGGTCCGCACGTCCTCGATGCACCAGTGCGGGCACCAGCGGTTCGGGTCGTACTGCCCGCCCGCGGCGTCGAACTCCTCCTCGGCTTCCTCGGACCACGTCGGCCGACCACAGCCGCACGGACGAACAGCGGCCCCGTCTGGTTGTGGCTCTACGTCAGCAACAGGAGCGGGGTAGCAGCAGTTGTGGCATCGCCCAGTGATCGGCCAGCACATGCCACCAGGGACCAAGCACGCCGGGTGCAGGATCTCGTCCGCCGCGGGTTCTTCGGGGACTACGGGAGCGGTGCGTGCGGCATGGATGGCGGCTCCCTCGGCCAGCGACTCGACCGGGATCGCCACCGATGCACCGAGCCTGTCAGCGAGCGGTTCGGGGACTACGGGAACAGTCGCAGCAGACGGGTGGATGACCTCGTAGTCGCCCAGGAAGCCGTGGATCTCGGTACGGGGCTCATCGCAGTCGCCCTGGCGGTCGTCGGGGGCTTGTGGGGTAGACGGAACCCCAGCAGCGAGCGCGGCGCGGACGTAGTTGACAGCGGCGGCGATCAGGGCTGCATCGGCGGGTGGGGGGTTCGGCAGGCCACAGAACGTCTGGACGGCCAGCACGAACTCGCGACGATCCTCGTCGGGGTAGTCCTCGATGTCGGCCTCGTCGTGCGCTCCGACCAACTCATCACCGACCCACTCCCACGGGCCAGCCGTAGCCGCGTCGCTCAATGCCCGCAGTCCGTCTGGTTCTGGGGCTACAGGCGCAGAAGGCACAGCGGCAGCGGGTTCGTAGGTGGCGGCGAAGATGTCGGGCTTGCACGGGTAGAACCCGCCCAACCCGCCCCGGATGATCCAGTCGCCTTCGCTGGCCTCCATCACGCCATCGAGGGTGCGGATGCGGAGCATCGGTCGATGCGGCTCGTAGGCGAGCTGCCACCCGTCGAACACCGGGCCGATCCACTCACGGCAGGCGTCGGAGGATTCGTGCGTGAAGCGCATCGCTTCGATGACGACCGGCTTCTTGCGCCACCCGCTCGGTTCGTTCTGGTTCATGCTTGTGTTCCTTCCAAGGGAGAAGAGGCGGGCGCGTCGGGGACGTAGTGCTCGCAGGTTCGGGCAGGGTCAGACCAGAGGTAGTCCCGCAGTTCCGGCACCCCGTCGCGTCCCCATTCCGTGTAGATCACGCCTTCACCGAACCGGCCCTCGGGATCGGTCAGTGACGAGAGGACTGCGCCGGGGCCGACCTTGTTGGTGACGATCTGCTCTCGGAGCACGTTGGACTCGTCGCAGGTGATCGAGGTCCAGCCGTCGAGGTCGTGCATGTCGTCGCTCATCGTCGCGTCGTCTTGCGGTCGTGGTGGCGTGCCACCAGCGGGGCCACCACGACGAACACGGCCCCAGCCGCCAAGGCCGCAGCGCCGATCCATGCGGCAGGGTCCACGTAGGCGGTCACTGGTCGACCGCCAGAACCGTCACCGTGTCGGCAAAGGTGGAGGCGCCACGAACCAAGTACCACTTGCCCATGTCGCTTTGGCTGACACCGCTGATCCGTGTGCCGTCGGGGAGCAGTCGCCCGTACGCCGACAGGGTGTCGATGGTCTCCGTCGCAGGCAGCGCAAGACGCACCTCGTAGGCGGAAACGCGCGACAGAACCCCAGACGTGGACTCCCAATCCTTGCTAGTGGGCCGCCACTCCCACCCGTCGGGCAGCGGAGCGTCGGGCAGCAGCCACATCCGTCCGTCAGGGGACCGGAACACACCATCGGGCAGGTCCTCTGGGGGCCACGGTGCCGTACGTGCCAAAGCCAGCAGGGCGGTGGCGGCGGCGGTGGCGTCGCGTTTCGCAGGCGACCAGGCATGAAAGGTGCAGCCGTCGAGGCACAGGCGCCCCTCTGGCGTCACGGTCCATCGGTCACAGGGGTTCTGGGGCACGTCGCTCATCCGCCCATCTCCATCTCGATCAGCAGCGCCACGTCGTCACGCAGATGCACCGTGAACATGCGCCAGGCGACCAGCGCGGACCCGGCGACGATCAGCACGCAGCCGGTGAACACGAGGCCCAGCCAGACGCACGCCCAGGCGAGCGTGGCGACGACAGCGAGGGCGCCGGGATGCGCGTGTCCGGCGTCGGGTCGGGGGCTCATCGCACGCCGGGCAGCAGCGAACTGCTCCACGGTGCGGGCATCGTGCGACCAGGTGCCGTGCAGCACCCGACGGGCGGCACGCACCCGCTCGACGCCACGGCGGCGCAGCGACTCGGGCAGCGGGGCCAGCGGCGCAGGCGGCAGGGCGGACTGCGTGGGGGTGCTCATGCCGCCGTCACGGCGGGGATAAGGCCTCGGGTGGCGAGCTCGTCGTCGGTGTAGCCGGTGCCGAGCACCCTGATTTCGAGTCCGCCGATGGTCCCGGTCCAGATGTAGATGCCGTTCGATCCGGCTGCGGCGATGCGCCGGTCGGGGCGCAGTTCGGGGAGGGCGGCCAGCACGGTGGCGATGAGTTCGCCTTCGGCGTGGATGGCAGGCCCGTCGATGCTCCAGGTGATCTGCAGGTGTTCGAGGTTGCGTTCTTCGAGGAGGTCGGCGGTCTGGCGCAACTTGGATGCGAGGGTCGTCATGCCTTGACCCACAGTCCGTCGTCGTCGAGCTTCCATCCGGTAGGCATCCCACCGAACGGGGTTCCGTAGGCATCGCGCAGGTCGGCATCGCGCAGGACGGCACCGCTCAGGACGGCACCGCGCAGGACGGCATAGCGCAGGTCGGCACCGCGCAGGTCGGCATCGCGCAGGTCGGCACCGCGCAGGTCGGCACCGCGCAGGGCGGCACCGCCCAGGTCGGCACCGCGCAGGGCGGCGCCGCCCAGGACGGCATCGGCCCGGCCGGCGCCGCCCAGGTCGGCGGCGCCGCGCACCGCCGCGCCCC